AAAAACAACAATGATTGAAAATAAAATAACATAGATGAAATTTATTTGAATAATGAGAATTCCAATTTTACTCCCTAATATTTTTAACCATCCTTTTACATATGAAAGTCATATCGATCTTAAGGTTGGTGATTATATCATCGTTGAATGTTATGTAAGACAAAACGATTCAGGATCAACTGATCTATATGATGATATTTTTATAAAAGAATGTGCTACCGCACTTATCAAAAGACAATGGGGTGAAAATCTTTCTAAGTTTGAAGGAATGCAGTTGCCTGGCGGAGTAACAATCAACGCCGCTAGAATCATAGAAGAAGCAAACACCGAACTAGAAAGAATAAGAGAAAGATTACTAAACGATTATGATACCCCGCCTGGTTTTTTCTTGGGGTAAAATAAATGGCGATAAACTCTCACTTTCGCAGTAATGTAAAGGCAGAACAAAATCTATACGAAGACCTCACCATTGAGGCAATTCAAATGTATGGACAAGATGTCTATTACCTACCTCGTGAAGTTCAGAATAAAGATAAAATATTCTTAGACGATATTCCGTCTAGATTTAGTGATGCGTATCAGGTAGAGATGTATATCGAGAACCAAGATGGGTTCGAAGGTGAAGGGGATATCTTTACTAAGTTTGGTATAGAACTTAGAGATCAAGCAACTTTTGTTGTCGCACGTAAACGTTGGACTAAGTTGATTGGTGAAAACCTATCAAAAAATAATTTTAGACCACGTGAAGGTGACTTAATTTTCTTGCCTATGTCTGAATCTTTATTTCAGATCAACAAGGTAGAAACCGAAACACCATTCTATCAATTACAAAATCTACCAACGTTCCGAATGACGTGTGAGTTGTTCGAATACAACGATGAAGACTTTGATACTGGTATCGATGAGATACAAGAAATCGAAGAAGATTTCACTTACAAGTATCAACTTATTCTCGATTCAGGAAATGGTGGATTTACTATTGGTGAAACAGTATCGCAAGTATTTGATACATATACTATGAAAGGAGAAGTCACTCACTGGAGTGATTCCGACAATAGACTCGAACTGGCACACGCAGGAGCTACAGATGGTAAATTCCATACGTTCACTACAACTAAACTGGTATCTGGTGCAGATGCTTCTGGAACACCGACTCTCGTAAAAGAATTGCAAGATATTCAGGATGATTTCCAGAACCAGATATTCGATGACTTTGAAGGAGACTTCTTAGACTTCTCAGAAAATAATCCGTTTGGAGATATACAATAATGTTTGGAACTTGGTTTTATCACAAGAGAGTAAGAACTGCGGTATCCATTTTTGGATCGTTGTTCAATAATCTATATGTACTGCGTCAAAACAGTTCAGGTGAAACTGTGTCCCAAGTAAAAGTACCTCTATCATACGCACCTAAAAGAAACTTCCTTGCACGTCTGGAAGAGATGTCTAGGGGTGAAGCTGCAGAACGTAGAGTTGCAATTAAGTTACCACGTATGTCTTTTGAGATTACTTCTTTAGCATATGATCAATCCAGACAATTAAATAAAACTCAAACAATATCAAAACCTTTGGATGGATCGGTAAACAAACGAACAAAATTATTTACTGCAACGCCATATCAAATGGGATTCGACTTAAACATCTATGCGAAATCTCAAGACGATGCGTTACAGATAGTAGAACAAGTTCTACCATACTTTGCACCACAATACACGTTGTCAATGAAACCTTTCAGTGATATCGCAAGTCTAACTGAAGACGTACCGATTACACTTACAGGGGTTGCTTTCAATGATGACTTCGAAGGTGCAATAGAACAACGAAGAACAATTGTATACACACTATCGTTCGAAATGAAAATATCATTCTATGGGCCGAAAGGTGAAGGAAGTGTTATCCGTGATGTCCGTAACAATATGTTTATTCAAGACGGCGGTCTTGCGGATAGTGATGTATATTTACAAACACTGAAGATTACTCCAACACCTGTTGGTGTAAGTGCTGATAGTGATTATGGATTTAATGAAACTATATTGGATAGTGCATAATGAGTGAAGAGAAAAAAATTAAAGATGATTATGAGTATTCCAGAGACACCTATTACGATCTAATCGAAAAAGGTCGAGAGTCTTTGGACTTGATGATTGAAGTAGCTCGTGAGTCAGAGCATCCTCGTGCATTTGAAGTTCTTAGTAATATGATTAAGGGAATTTCAGATGTGAATGATAAACTTATGGATTTGAATAAGAAGCACAAAGATATCAACAAGGATGACGAACTGCAAAAGATTGAACATCAAACAAACAATCTTTTTGTGGGAACAACAACCGACTTGCAAAGATTACTTCAAAAAGAGAAAGGCGTAGTAATTGATGCAGAACCCGAACAGGAATGATTCTTATCTTGGCAATATAAATGTCAAGAGAGATGGAGTCCAACACAACTTTACAGAAGATGAGGTAAAGGAATACGTTAAGTGTTCTAAAGACCCCGTATACTTCTGTAAGAAATACCTCAAAGTTATCTCCTTAGATGAAGGACTTGTACCTTTTGACTTGTACCCATATCAAGAAGATATGTTTCGACACTTTAATGAACATCGTTTTAGTATTGTTCTTGCGTGTAGACAATCAGGTAAATCTATATCGTGTGTAGGATATCTGTTGTGGTACGCCTGTTTCCATCCAGAAAAGACGATTGCGATCCTTGCTAATAAGGGTGCAACCGCAAGGGAGATGTTATCTCGTGTTACACTTATGTTGGAGAACCTACCTTTCTTCTTACAACCTGGCTGCAAGGCACTTAACAAAGGGTCGTTGGAGTTTAGTAATAATAGTAGGATTATTGCTAGTGCTACCTCTGGTAGTTCTATTCGTGGTATGTCTGTTAATTTACTTTATATGGATGAGTTTGCGTTCGTGGAAAGAGCGAACGAGTTTTACACATCAACATATCCAGTTATCTCAGCGGGTAAAGAAACCAAAGTTATTATTACCTCAACTGCGAATGGGATCGGTAATACCTACCATAAAATCTGGGAAGGTGCGATACAGGGTATAAATGAATTTAAACCGTTTACAGTTAATTGGTATGACGTGCCAGGCAGGGACGATAAATGGAAGGAACAGACTATTGCGAACACTTCACAATTGCAGTTCGATCAAGAGTTTGGTAACACCTTCTTTGGTACGGGTGATACCCTAATCAACGCAGAAACGTTGTTGTCATTTAGAGCAAAACCACCTAAAAAAGTTGAAGGTGACTTTCACATCTATACACTACCACAACCAAAACACGATTATATAATGACTGTAGACGTGTCAAAGGGAAGAGGTCAGGATTATTCTACCGCAACGGTAATCGACATTAGCACAAGACCTTTCAAACAGGTTGCTGTTTATCGCAACAACACTATATCTCCTATACTCTTACCTAATTTTATATATAAGTACGCAAGTTTCTACAATAACGCATATGTGATAGTTGAATCAAATGATTCTGGACAATTGGTATGTCAGGGACTATATCAAGACCTTGAGTATGAAAATATGCATATGGAATCTGCAATCAAATCAGATCGAATCGGTATCGAGATGAACCGTAAAGTAAAACGGATCGGTTGTTCATCTATCAAAGATATATTAGAAAATAAGAAATTAGATATCTGTGATGAGAATAGTATATTCGAGATATCAACCTTTGTGTCAAAGGGTCAGTCATATGAAGCGTCAGATGGTAACCACGATGATTTAATGATGAATCTCGTATTGTTTGGTTACTTTGTTTCTACCCAATATTTCGCTGACCTTACAGATATCAACCTCAAAGAGATGATGTTTGCAAAACAAATGAAAGAAATAGAAGACGATGTTCCACCTGTAGGGTTTGTAGACGATGGAACAGACTTTTTACGAGAACAAGAACAATTAAAAGACGCTGAAAGATGGATACCATACCAGAATGGTAGTATCGAAGAGTGGTAGAAAAAAGATTATTTATAAATAAATGTATGTGAAAATAACCGTATTATGACAACTTATAATTAGATTACGAAAAGGAAAGAGCTATGGCACTATTTACACCCTCTGCTTCCCCTGCCGTAACGGTAAAAGAAATTGATCTGACAGGTGTTGTACCTAACGTTCAAACTTCTACTGGTGCGTTTGTGGGAAATTTCGGTTGGGGGCCCGTAGGCGAGGTTACTCTAGTTTCAGATGAATCTGGATTAGTTTCTCGTTTTTCTGCGCCAACAACTGATAATACGGTTGATTTTCATTCAGCCGCATATTTCTTGCGTTATTCTAACTCATTGCAAGTCGTTCGTGAGCAAGATTCCGATGCTACGAATGCTTACTTTGCGTCAGATTCCGCAGGCGGAGCTGCCCAAGCACTGAATAATTTGGATGCTTTCGAATCTGCTACAATTGATAGCAGTGACGGAATATTCATCGCAAAATATCCAGGCGAGTTGGGTAACTCATTAAAGGTATCGTATTGCACAACTGTAGACTCTGACAATGGCGGTGTAGCCGCATTCAATAACTGGACTTATAAAGGTAAGTTTGACGCAGCTCCAAAAACGTCTGACTACGTAAGTAAGTTAGGTGGAAAGAATGACGAGATACACGTTGTTGTAGTTGATGAAGATGGAGAGATCACTGGTACTGCTGGTGAAGTTCTCGAAACCTTCCCATTCCTATCAGTAGCATCTAATGCAAAGAGAGCTGATGGAACATCGAACTACTGGAAAGATGTAATTAAGTTACAATCTGAATGGATTTACTACGGTAAATTCCACAGAAGTTCAAGTGATTCTGACAACTCTGATTTGTGTGGAAGCAACTGGGATACAGCTGCAACTCAAGCAGGTAATGAAGACTTTAAAGCTGACCACGGTGGCAAATCGGGTAACCGAGACGGCGCAGTAGGTACATTTAAAGTATCATTAGGCGGTGGTGTATCATCAAGTACATTAGGTACAGATGATATCCTAAGAGGTTTCGATAAGTTCGAAGATAAGGACAATATCGAAGTAGACTTCTTAATCGCACCTGAATCATTGACAGATACTCCAGCAACTACGATAGTTAACGATCTTATTACAACCGCTGGTTCAACACGTAAGGACTGTGTTGTTGTTGCGTCTCCATCAAGAGCCGCAGTAGTAACAACTGGTACTAACGATGCTGTATTAGCTTGTAATAACACTTATACAAAATCCTCTTATCTGGTTCACGATAACAACTACCTAAAGGTGTTTGACAAATACAACGATCAGTATATTAAGATTCCTGCTGCTTCATCAACCGCTGGTTTGATGGCTGCAACAGACTTAGTAGCTGCTCCTTGGTTCTCACCTGCTGGTGCAAGACGTGGACGTTACTTAGGAGTTACGGATATCGTACTCTCCCCAAGTAAAGCTGAAAGGGATGCATTGTACAAAGCTGGTATTAACCCAATAGCAAATATTCCAGGCGATGGAATAATGTTATTTGGTGATAAGACTAATGAATCTAGACCAAGTGCGTTTGACCGCATTAACGTTCGTAGATTGTTCCTTGGTATCGAAAGAGCCATTGCAATCGCTGGACGAAATGTTATGTTTGAATTCAATGACGAGTTTACTCGTGCAGAATTCGTAAACATTGTCGAACCATTCTTGAGAGAGATCAAAGGTCGAAGGGGGATCACAGATTTCCGTGTTGTATGTGACGCAACAAACAACACCGCTGCTGTGGTCGATAGAAACGAATTCGTTGCATCTATCTTCATCAAACCCGCACGTTCTATTAACTACGTAACATTGAACTTTGTTGCAGTTAGAACTGGTGTGGAATTTGAAGAAGTAGTCGGAACGGTATAAGGAACGATTAGGAGAAAACAATGGCAATTTTAGGCGTAGATGACTTCAAATCGAAGTTGAGAGGTGGGGGCGCACGTCCTAACCTGTTTAAAGCAACTGTCAATTTCCCTGGCTATGCTGGTGGAGACGTTGAACTGACATCGTTCTTGTGCAAAGCTGCACAATTACCTGCTTCATTAATGAACGTTATTGAAGTACCATTCCGAGGCAGACAATTGAAAATTGCGGGTGACCGTACATTTGAAAGTTGGACTGTTACCGTCCTGAACGACACAGACTTTAATGTCCGTGACGCAATGGAAAGATGGATGAACGGTATCAATGCACACCAAAACAACACAGGTTTGACTAATCCAGTGGATTATCAAGCTGACTTAGTTGTTGAGCAATTGGACAGAGATGAGTCTGTTATTAAGACTTATAACTTCCGTGGATGTTTTCCAATTAACGTAGCTGCTATCGATGTTTCATACGAGACAGTAGATACAGTTGAGGAATTCACCGTAGAATTTGCAGTCCAATACTGGGAAAGTAACACTACAAGTTAAGGTGTTATCTGGCATATAGATAGAGGTGTAGGAAGAAATTCCTACATCTCGTTCTATTACACAACGAGGAATTGAAAACATTATGGCAGAACAAGACAACGCACTACTAAAACTCTTTGGATTTGAACTTAAACGTGTTCAGAAAAAAGAGAAAGAAAAGGAAAAACTCCCTTCTATTGTAACTCCCACCGATGAAGATGGTGCGGGGTATGTAACTGCGTCTGGTTCTCATTACGGTCAATACATTGACCTTGAAGGCGGTAAAGCGAAAGACAATTCCCAACTTATTATGAAATACAGAGGGGTCGCTGAACATCCCGAAGTAGATGCCGCTATTGAAGACATTGTTAATGAATCTATTGTTGGGGGTGAAAACGAAGCACCCGTAACATTAAATTTAGACAGTGTTGATAAAGTTTCAGATTCAATCAAGAAACAAATGCTAGAAGAATTTGATGGTGTTTGTTCTATGTTAAACTTCAGTGAATTAGGTCACGATATCTTTAGAAGTTTTTACGTAGACGGCAGATTGTTCTATCATTTAGTTGTTGATGAAGGTAACCTCAAACTAGGGGTTCAAGAAATCCGTCCAATAGATGCGGCTAAAATCCGTAAAGTCAAAGAAGTAAAATATAAGAAAGATCAAAAGACGGATGCAAAGATTGTAGATAAGGTAAACGAATTTTTTATCTACCAAGAGAAAGCAGGAACAAACCAAGGCGTCAAGTTAGCACCCGATGCAGTATCATATGTAACATCTGGATTACTTGACCCATCTAAGAAAACCGTTGTGTCTTACTTACATAAGGCACTCAAACCAATTAACCAGTTGAGAATGTTAGAAGACTCTCTAGTCATCTACCGTCTCGCACGTGCGCCTGAAAGACGTATATTCTATATCGATGTTGGTAATATGCCTCGAAATAAATCCGAAGCATATATGAAAGACATTATGACTCGTTATAGAAATAAGTTAGTGTACGATGCATCAACTGGTGACCTAAAAGATGACCGCAAACATATGTCAATGTTGGAAGACTTCTGGTTGCCTCGTAGAGAAGGTGGTAGAGGTACTGAGATATCAACATTGCCAGGCGGTGAGAACTTAGGACAGATTGACGATATTATCTACTTCCAGAAGAGATTGTATCGTGCATTAAACGTACCTATTAATAGACTAGAACAGGAAGCACAATTCTCTCTAGGACGATCCACAGAGATCACAAGAGACGAAGTGAAGTTCCACAAGTTTATTGAAAGGTTGCGTAAAAGATTCTCACACTTATTCCTTGGAATCCTACGTAAACAGTTACTCTTAAAGGGTATCATTACTGAACAGGATTGGGAAGAGTGGAAGAATGACATCAATGTAGATTTTCTACGTGACAACCATTTTACAGAACTTAAAGATATGGAATTATTGCAAGATAGGTTGAACGTTCTTGATGCGGTATCGAACTACGTGGGCGAATACTTCTCTAGAGAATGGGTTATGAAGAACGTAATGAGAATGACAGATGAAGACATCCAAACTATGAAGGATCAAGTTGAAGCAGAAAATGCTAACTCCGAAGATGGTGAGGATGAAGACTTTTAATTAAAGGAGAAATATAATGAGTGAAGAAACTCAAAAGCAAGACGAAGTGGTTGCAAATCCGATAGAAGATTTAGTCAATCAAATTACTACAGGTGAACTTAACAAAGCGGAAGGTTCATTTAATAGTATCATTCAAGACAAAGTACATTCTGCATTAGAAGCAGAGAAGGTGGCAGTTGCGGGTAATTATCACAACGATGAACCCGTGGATGACATCACCGATGAGGAAATTTTGGACGAATTAGACGATGAAGAAGTCGTTTCGGACGAATTAGACGATGAAATCGAAGAAGAAGAACCTTCTGAAGATTCTTAATCGTATAAATAATTGGTAAAGGGAAAAACTTGTTGTGAAAACATTTCAGGAAATTAGAGACAAAAAACCTGAAGGTAACGTTGTCTACAAGAAAAAGATTAAACGAATCCCTGTCGAGATATATCAACGTCCCGACAAAAAGGGAAGGGATAATCTACCCTTTGTCGCATATGTAGACGGTGATCGATTAGACGCTTTCAAGTCTCAGAAAGATGCCGAGAAGGCAATCGAAACCGTAATAAGGGAATTAACCTAAATGAAATTAATTAGTGAATACGTAGAAAACGATATCCAGTGTATCGTTGAAAAGAAAGAAAACGGCGAGAAAAATTACGTCATCGAAGGCGTATTCGCACAAGCGGACAAAAAGAACCGCAATGGACGTGTTTACCCCAAAGCAATTATGGAAAAGGCGGTAAACAAATACGTTAAAGAACAAGTTTCTAAGAAACGGGCAGTTGGGGAACTAAACCACCCTGAAGGGCCGACAGTTAACTTAGACAAAGTTTCGCATCTCATTAAAGAACTTAAATTTGAGGGAAATAATGTGATCGGAAAGGCACAAATATTGCCGACTCCTATGGGTAAGATCGTTGAAGGTCTTCTCGAAGGTGGCGTGCAACTAGGTGTGTCAACTCGTGGTATGGGTAGCCTTGAGCAGAAGAACGGCGCAATGTACGTCAAAGACGACTTTATGCTTAGTACGGTTGACATCGTACAAGACCCGTCAGCACCAGAAGCATTTGTAAATGGTATAATGGAAGGTGTTGAGTGGGTTTGGGATAACGGTGTTCTTTCGCCTCAGGTAATTGAAAATATGGAGACTGAAATTAAAAACGCTCCGAAGGCATTTCGTCCAGAAGTGCAAATTCGAGAGTTTAAAAATTTCCTCTCGTTAATTAAATCGCAAATCTAAGGAGTCGATTATGACTGAAGAAGTAAAAAACCAAGTCGAAGTCGAATCTACCGATGAAGATATTAACGACATCGTGGAAGAGGCTCTCGAAGAGGAAACTGTAGAAGAAGCTGCTGATTCTAAATTACTCGATAAGGGTAGTGACGAAGATGAGTCTGAGAAGACTGTAGACGGCGCTGAAGATGCAGTTAAAAAACAAGCTCCTGCTCCTAAGACAAAGGCGGGTATGATTAGTGCAATGGTTGATAAGATGCAGAAGATGAACAAAGCAGAAATGCTGAAGTTACATCAATCTTATCATAACGAGTCAGTAGAAATGGAAGAAGATGAAGTCATTTCAGAATCTCCTGAAGTTGACACTACTGCTGAACTTGATGCATTAGTCGAGTCTGAAGCTACACTCAGTGATGAGTTCAAAGCTAAAACCGCAACTATCTTTGAAGCTGCTGTGAAGTCTAAAGTTTCATCTGAAATTGACAGACTTGAAGCACAGTACAAGGAAGAGTTAGAAGAAGAAGTATCTTCAACTAAGTCAGAACTTGTAGAGAAAGTAGACAGCTACCTTAATTACGTAGTTGAATCTTGGATGAAGGAAAATCAATTAGCAATTCAGAACGGTTTACGTACTGAAATCGCTGAGACTTTTATGGAAAAACTGAAAGGTGTTTTCGAAGAGTCTTACATTGACGTACCTGAGTCTAAAGTTGATCTAGTTGACGAACTTGCTGAATCAGTAGAAGAACTTGAGGGTAAACTCAACGAATCTACTCAGAAAGTTATAGACGCTACTAAGGAATTGGAAGTTTACAAGCGTGAATCTGTTATCAGAGAAGCGTCACGTGACCTTGCCGAAACTCAAGTAGAAAAACTAAAATCTCTTGTAAATGACATTATTTTCGAAGACGAAGAAACTTTTGCTGAAAAAGTATCTACTGTCAAAGAAAGTTATTTCAAGAAAGAGGTGGCAGAAGTAAGTGATGAAACTATTATGGAATCTGACGATGCTGATACAGTAGAAGTCAGTGGAAATATGGAACGTTACGTTTCTGCTATTCGCAAAATTTCACCCAAATAAGGAAAAACGAAATGGAATCTTACGATAGATTGATCGAAAAGTGGTCTCCCGTTCTTAACGAAGAGTCCGCTGGCGTTATCGGCGATCACTATAGAAAAGCCGTAACCGCTGCCGTTCTTGAAAACCAAGAACAAGCAATGATCGAAGAAGGTGTTGCAATGCAAGGGTTCTTAACTGAGAACGCCGCTGCTCCTGCCAACAGCACTTCATCTGTTGCAAACTTTAACCCTGTGTTGATTTCACTAGTACGCCGTGCTATGCCTAACCTCATCGCATATGACGTTGCTGGTGTTCAACCTATGAATGGCCCAACTGGTCTTATCTTCGCTATGAAGGCAAGATACCAAGGTGGTTCAACTTCAAACCGTGAAGCACTATTCAACGAAGCTGAAACTCAGTTCTCTGGTGATAGTTCTGGAACACACGATTCAGATAACGCTTCAGGTTGGAATGGCGTAGACTCAGAAGGTGCTCGTATTACTGACATCTTTGCTGGTGGTATGCCTACTGATGATGCAGAAGCATTAGGTTCTTCTGGTGGTTCATCTTTCCACGAAATGGGTTTCACAATTGAGAAATCAACTGTGACTGCTGTTTCTCGTGCGCTTAAAGCTGAATACACTGTAGAACTTGCTCAAGACCTTAAAGCAATTCACGGTCTTGACGCTGAGACAGAACTTGCAAATATTCTGTCTACAGAAATTCTTGCAGAAATCAACCGTGAAGTAATTCGTACAATTAACTCACAAGCTAAAACTGGTGCTCAACAAGCAAACGTTACATCTAATGGTATATTCAATATGTCATCTGATGCTGATGGTCGTTGGTCTGCTGAGAAATTCAAAGGCTTGGGTGTACAAATTGATCGTGAAGCAAACGTAATTGCAAAAGAAACAAGACGTGGAAAAGGTAATGTTATTATCTGTTCTTCAGACGTTGCTACTGCACTTGCAGCTTCAGGTTCTCTTGACTACAGCCCTGCAATGAATACCAACTTAAACGTTGATGACACTGGTAACACATTCGCTGGTACACTTAACGGACGTATCAAAGTTTACATCGATCCGTATGCAAATACTGACTATGTAACTGTTGGTTACCGTGGGTCTAACCCTTATGACGCTGGTGTGTTCTATTGTCCTTACGTACCATTGCAAATGGTTAAGGCAATTGGTGAAGATAACTTCCAACCACGTATCGGGTTTAAAACTCGTTACGGAATGGCTTCAAACCCATTTGTTGGTTCTACACCTGCTAACGGTCTTGCTGCTGTTAAGACCAACCCTTACTACAGAATCTTCAAGGTAACTAACATCTTGACATAAGTCTGTAATAAGAAAAAGATTAGGGTTAACCTAACATTTTTAAGGGAGTCTTCGGACTCCCTTTTTTTGTCTCTGAATAAAAAGAAGGGGACGTTAAGTCCCCCTTTTTAATTTGTTTCTTTAAGTGTGCAACGTGTATTCTTAGAAACAAATTGGATTTATAACCAGTTTGCTTGTCTGCGATAATTTGCAGCTGCTTCGAGTTCCTTCTCTCTGGTTCTTTTGGCACGTCTAATCGCTTTCTGTTTTGCGATCCTACGCTTTTGATTTCGAGTCTGATAAAATTCTCGATCTTTGATTTCTTGAATTAGATTCGCCTTCTTGACTTTCTTCTTCAATACTCTTAGGGCGGCATCGACATTTCCGTCTCTGACCGTAACCTTTAACCCAACGTCTTTAGGATAGAATTTCTTTTTAGGACGTTGAGGTCTTCTGTTTTTATTAAAATTTCTTCGCATAATACCTCACTTATTTATACTATTATATTATAACACATACTAACGGATAATGTCAATATCTTCTGGGTTAGTATTCCAAGTTTCAAGAACTGTTCGTAGTCTACCATCCGATTTCAATGAATCATATCTCTTTGATGCTTTATTCTTCCACCATTCAATTTGATTATCGAAGTAGAATCTATCGAAGTTTTCTTTCTTGATCAATGTGTCCGTTTTTAAATTCAAATAATCCATCACGTTCTCATATCCATAAGTTGAATAGAAGGAACGTTTTCTTTGTGTAAGGTCTAGTGCAGTAGAAATGGTCTGACAGAACTCATCATACCCCTCATTATTTTTGAGAGAAGCTTTGATGATACCAATCATTTTTGTTTGTACCTTGAGTTTACGTGAAGATGCCTCTTTAGGTACAAGAGGTTCACCACCATTTCTGTCTATAAAGAATTGGTGCAAGGAACGAAAAGTATCATCATTGATGAGTGGTAAGAACTTCGAGTCTGTCAGACCACTAAACCTGAGTATGGGTTTCATACCATCGTACTGTGACATTTGTTTGGTAGACCCATACAGGGAAGTTGTTTCGAACATACAAATGTTTGAATCATACTTCTTGTTTAAGCGTTCCCTAACCTCGTGTGAACAACATATGGCGGAAAGTAGTTTACCACCAAGATAGTTGAACCCAAAAGGTTGTACGGGAACAATTGCGAATCCCATAATAACCGAATCGTTGAATCGTTTCATTACTTCAGGATTGAGTGTGTCGAGAGGTTGTCCCAACAGCGTATTTCTTGGTTTACTATTAATAGTAGGTGATCCGAAACGAATCATACCGACTACCGTGTTAGTAGTTGTTTCTTTGACTATCAGATTCATCTGTTTGCCTGGAATTGACATCTCTACAGGTGCAGATGTAACAATTTCTAGATATTGGTGAAACTGTTGCATTGGTACACTGTCTATCTTAAAGTTCATTTCAGATGGATGAACATCGACAGTATTAAAAAAGTCATTCTCAGGGCCGAAGCCAGGCAGAGAATCTGGAAAAGATTCCATTCTCTCTAGTTTGATTTTTCGATTGTATGCGTCTATACGATCAAACTGACCGAAGTAATCATTGAATACTTTCGATGCGTATAGAGCGTCTTCTTTAGATAATAACATAAACTTCTCTCATAAAATTACCTAACATTCTACAGGACGGGGCAAGAATTGTCAAGAACTTTCGTAAAATATTATGCTTTTTATTATAATAAGCGCTTGACAAAACCTGCCCAATTTGCGATAATAGTAGTGTAATTAGAAAGAGAGGTAAAAAAATGAGTAATGAAAATAATGAAATGTTACTAGAGAGATTCTTCGAAGAGGGTCTTGAAATGGGTCTCAGTGATGAAGAAGCTGAGGAATTTGCAAATAAAAAATTTGAGGAGGCTGCAAGATGATTAAAGAGAATCTTATAAACGGTATAGTGTTAGAGCATATCGCAACAGGTATCCCTGAAGTGATTGCACTAAATAGTAAAGAGATGCAACTTGCACTTGATAATGGCCCAAAGGTCAATGAGAGTTGGGAGTTGATGTGTGAGTCTGTGAAACATAGACTAGGTGTCGAGATAGAAGGTAATTACTTTCTAGAAGAAATCGTAGTCGGTGGAGTCGCAAGACCACTTCATTAAGGAGTTATATGCCAGCGCATAGATACGAATATTACACTGATCTTCTAGAAGGTAAAAAGTTACTTGACAGGAGAATAAAAGCTTGCGAAGAGGCAAGACTGAGGTGCGCCCCTAGATCGTGGGGAAGACGTTTCTGGAAGAAAACTATTACTGAACTGAAAAAAACATATAAATAGTTCTAAAGAGGTTTTTATATGGCAGTTGACAGTACAGTTCAAATAGACGATCAGGAACTAACGACTAATCTGAATTATCTCCAACCTACGGGTTTCCGTGTTCTTATTGATAGAACAAGATATCCTAACTTGGAGTTTTTTGCACAGTCGGTAGATCATCCTAGCGTCAATGTTAATCCAGTACAATTACCTGTACGTAGAGTAACACAAGTTCCACTTGCGGGAGATAAAATCTCGTATGGTGAGTTGGGTATGTCTATTATCTTAGATGAGAATATGTCAGGTTACCAAGATATGCACAACTGGTTAGAACGTATTGTTAATGAAGGTGAAACATCTGCGGGATTAAGGGATACTAAAAACCCTACATATGCAGATATAACTGTTGCGGTTTTAAGTAGTCACAATAACACTAAGGTACAGATTAGATATCTGGATTGCGTACCTACAGATTTAGGTACAGTTGCACTGACAACTACAGGTGATGCTTCAGTGTTAACCTTCAACGCCACTTTTAACTTTTCGAGATTTGAAATAAAAAATTTATAATTTGAGGTTTTATTATGATAGAACTTGATACCATTCTTGAGGAATGGAAAGAAGATTCTAAGTTATCGACTAATCAACTGGATGAAGATTCCAGAGTCACACCAGCGTTACACGCAAAATATCTAGAGTATCTCTCTCTTACCAAACTACGTCTAAAGAAAGCAGAGTTCAAACAGAAAGAACTTCTGAAGGATAAGTGGATGTATTACGAAGGCAAGATGTCTAAAGAAGAAACTGATGCAAAGGGATGGAAGTACGATCCATATGAAGGACATAACATTACAACCAAAGCATCAAAGGAATATTGGTACGACACTGATACTGACATACAACAGAGTGAAGAGAGGATCGTATACTTTAAAACGATGATAGATACTCTAACTGAAATCGTTGATAATCTTAAGTGGAGACACCAGACTATCGGCAATATTATTAAGTGGAGAAGTTTCCAAGAAGGGTTATGAGTATCCCCAACACCATCACGGTGCGTATGCAAGATCACTCAATGATGTCGATTGATTGTGAACCGCACCAAGTCCAAGAACTGCGAGAACACTTTTCGTTCTATGTGCCAGGCTACAGGTTTATGCCGGCATTTAAACGTAAGCAGTGGGATGGTAAGATCAGACTGTTCAATGCAGTTACTCGTGATCTAAATGTTGGACTGTGGTCACACCTCAAGAAATTTTCTGCGGATAGAATGTATCCGTTACAGATAGAAGATAACCCTAAGTACGGACACCCCGAAAAGAAGAACGTTGTCTCCCACCCCAACCTAGTCAAATATCTAACCGAACTAGAATCCCCGTTTGAAGTACGTGATTATCAGTACGATGCAATTACTCACGGTATAGAAAACAAACGTGCGATCCTATTGTCCCCTACAGGATCGGGTAAGTCATTTATCATCTATAATATGTTGCGATGGTATCTAGATAACTTCGATCAAAAGGTTCTTATTATTGTTCCGACTACAAGTTTAGTAGAACAGATGTACAAAGACTTCTATGAGTATGGTTTTGATGTCGAGAAGTATTGTCATAGAATCTATTCAGGAAAAGATAAACAGACTGATAAACGTGTAGTGATATCTACGTGGCAGTCTATATACAAATTCTCATCGTCTTGGTTTGAAGACTTTCATTGTATCTTTGGAGATGAGGTACATTTATTCAAGGCAAAATCCTTGTCAGGTATTATGAACAAAGCGAAGAACGCTGAATATAGATTTGGTACTACAGGTACACTCGATGGTACAGAAACAAATAAATTAGTATTGGAAGGATTGTTTGGGCCAACATTCCGTGTAACTCAGACACGTGATCTACAGGAGAAAGGTACACTCGCAAAATTAGATATAAAAGTTTTACTGTTACGCTATCATAACGATATATGTCACCTAAATAAAGATAAGACCTATCAAGAAGAAGTTGACTTCTTATGTCAACACGAGAAACGGAATAATTTTATTACCAATCTCGCACTCGATCAGACAGGTAACACACTGGTGTTATTCCAGTACGTTGATAAACACGGTAAAGTGTTATTCGATATGATGGAGAAGAAGGCAAAAAAAGGACGCAAGATTTTTTATGTGTCTGGAGAAGTTGATACAAAAGATAGAGAACAAATAAGAGGTATAATCGAGAAACAGAATGACAGCATTATTGTCGCTTCCCTTGGAACTTTTAGCACTGGTATCAACATTAAAAATTTGCATAATATTATTTTTGCTTCACCAAGTAAGTCGCAAATAAAAGTATTGCAAAGTATTGGACGTGGACTCCGAAAGAGTGATGACGGTTCTGTGACTAAATTATATGATATCGCAGATGATATGCACGTCAAGGGATATAAGAACTTTACTCTCAGACATAGTGGTGAAAGGATTAAGATATATAGTAAAGAGCAGTTCCCATACAAAGTGTATGAGATCAATTTGAAGGAATAGTTATGATAGATTCAGACGGAGCATATAGAGTTCTCCACAATCATCGCCAGTTTAAATTAACTACGGGTGAAGAGATCGTTTGTTTTGTTGTGCAATTCAATGACGAACACGATGATAATATTGTTGTTAAGAATGCGATGAAACTCAATATGTATGAGAATCAGGTTGGTGATAAGTATTTCTCATTCCGCCCTTGGATGGTCTATCAAGAAGGTGAAGAAGAACTGTTAGTATTGAACAGTCTTCACGTAGTATCTATTGCGATCCCTCACGCACCAATTTTAAATGAATACACTCGTGCAGTAAAAGATATGCACGAAACTCACGTCAATAGAATTAAGGGTATGGTGAAAGAAATGCCCATTGAAGAAGTTCAGAAGATGACTCGTAATCATATTGCAATGTTGAGTGATCAGTTAGGATCAATGCAAGATTACTTAGATGCACTAGAAACACCAGAAATCACGGATGAGGATTATTTACTTCCCGAAGGTGATTCAGATGGTGGTGGTGGAAAAATAGTAGATATTTTTACTAAAAAGACTATACATTAATTAGGTATTCAGCGGCCCCCAACAGCAGCTGCTTATTTTACACGAAGAAACAAGTTTTGTCAAGCAAAAAGTGAAAAAAGTTACAATAAATGATATTGGTGGTAAGATTATTAAGGATAATGATACTTACACCCTAAAAGATAATACATTTGGTAATAACCTTGTATTGAGTAGTACATTCCTACGTGCAAACAAATGTACCAACGGACACTCCCATAGTGGACAAGAAGAAGTCTATTTTTTTATTAAAGGTAGTGGTGAGATGCAAATTGATGATGAACGTTTTCCTGTTACGGAAGGCGATGTTGTTTGTATAGAAGATGGTGAGTATCATAGAGTGTTCAATACAGGACACTTGGGGTTATACTTTGTGTGTGTATTTGATGGGGGGAGAAACCACTAATGGAAAAGATATGGACAATATGGAAATACGCCTTGGGCGGGTTCTCGGATGATAAAACAGAACCGTATGATAATTATGTTGCAATGTTACGTACTATCATTGTGGGTGTTAATTTTCTTACGTGCTTTTTTATAATGGCAAATATAATACACAACTGGTGACATATGAAACGAATTGGATTTACTTGTTCTGCTTTTGATTTGTTGCACGCTGGACACGTGACAATGTTAGAAGAAGCAAAAGAACAATGCGATTATTTGATCTGTGGATTACAGATCGATCCCTCTATAGATAGACCCGAAAAAAATACTCCCGTACAAACTGTATCTGAACGGTTCATACAATTACGTGCGGTTAAGTGGGTAGATCATATAGTTCCTTATACTACCGAAATAGAACTACTAGGTGTAATGCAATTGATTAGACCTCACGTTCGTATTATAGGTGAGGAATATCGAGGGAAAGATTTTACTGGTAAAGATTGGTGTCGTAATAATGATATAGATATTTACTATAACGAAAGAAAACACGAATTTTCTACGTCTGAATTGCGAAAACGCCTTGACAAAGGGTGTTAGAACAGGTATAATACTTGTTAATAAAAATGGAGATTTGTAATGTATCAACTTACAGTAGGTGATCAATTTCCACCTATAAAATTAAAAGGAATTGATTCTAATAATGAATTTGTCGATGTAACTGTCGATGAAGGATATCAACCACTCAAACACGATTGGACAGTAGTATACTTTTATCCAAAGGACTTTACTTTTATTTGTCCTACTGAAATCAAAGCAATGGATGTTCTTGTTGATGAGGCAAACGTAATTGGTATTTCAGGTGACAATGAATTCTGTAAACTTGCGTGGAAACAAAGTAATAAGTTGATTGGTGATATCAACCATACACTTGCAGCTGACTGTGGATTAAATCTATCTAATGAATTAGGTATTGTTAATGAAGAGGAAGGTGTGTGTTATCGTGCAACCTTTATCTTTGATAAAGATAGAGTTATCCAACACGTATCTGTGAATGCATTAGACACTGGAAGAAATGCAGACGAAGTTCTCAGAACTCTTCAAGCATTGAAAGCGGGTGGACTCACAGGTTGTTCTTGGACGCCAGGCGAAGAATTTGTAGGGTAATATAATGAAACCAAAAGAAAAACCTCATTACGTTAACAACGCACAGTTCTCGCAAGCGGTTGTAGAATATGTTGAAGAAGTTAACCGTGCCAAAAAGGCAAAGATACCAAACCCTGTAGTTCCAGATTATATCGCAAGGTGTTTTCTAAAGATTGCAGAAGGTTTATCACACAAGGCAAACTTTGTCCGTTATACCTATAGAGAAGAAATGGTAATGGACGCAGTTGAGAATTGTTTGAAAGCGATCCTTAATTATAATATAGAGTCTGCCACCAGAACAGGTAAACCGAATGCGTTTGCGTATTTTACGCAGATATCTTGGTACGCTTTCCTACGTAGGATTGAGAAGGAAAAGAAACAACAAGATATCAAGTTGAGGTATATCGCCCAATCAGGCATCGAAGAGTTCCTAGAAGAGAACGGAGCTGAGAATGCCGCCAACACAGCACAATACTTTGTCGATACTTTGCGTATGCGTATCGATACAGTGAAGAGTGCGGATCAAGAGTTTAAAGACTTCCAGAAAGAAGAGAAGAAAAGAAAGAGACGAGCAGTTAAGGTTGACTCCGATCTCTCTGACTTTTTGGTTAATGAATAATGTGGATATATGAATGTGATGCGGGTGTCTATAAAGAGGACACTCTAGTGAAACTGGTCTGGTGTATCTTTAGACATAGGATGCACCACCTTATCCGACACGGCAAATTTGCTGATTAAACGCTTGACATTTCCTGCTGGATCGTGTAGAATACTACACAATACTCAGTAAACTGAGAGGTATATATTTGAAAATTGCTATATTAAATGATACGCACGCTGGGATACGTAACTCTTCGGATGTCTTTATGGACTACCAAGAGAAGTTCTACCGTGACGTATTTTTCCCATATCTGTTAGAGAATAAGATCGACACGATCTTGCACCTTGGTGATTACTACGATAACCGTAAGACAATCAACTTCAAGGCATTGCATCATAACAGAAAAATCTTTTTAGATAAGTTACGTGAGTACGGGATGACTATGGATATCATCCTTGGTAACCACGATACTTATTTCAAGAACACTAATGAACTTAACGCTCTCAAAGAGTTGCAAGGTCATTATATGAACGAAGTGAATATCGTTCTAGAACCAAGAGTGATGGATTATGACGGTCTAAAGATTGGTCTAGTCCCTTGGATTTGTGATGATAATGAGAAACAATGTCTAGAGTTTATAGAAAACTGTAAGGCAGATATAATCGGCGCACACCTTGAATTGAAAGGATTCGATATGCAAAGGGGTATGCCGTGTATGGATGGAATGGACTCAAAGGTCTTTGACCGATTTGAAATGGTATTAACTGGACACTTTCACGCCAAGTCCACGCAACGTAATATCCATTACCTTGGTTCTCAGATGGAGTTCTTTTGGAATGACTGTAACGATAAAAAGTATTTCCATATACTTGATACGGATACAAGAGAACTAACTGCTGTACATAATCCTGTCACTATCTATGAAAAGATATTTTATGATCACGAAAAGATGGGTAACTTTAAATTTAAGGATATGCGATATCTTGATCACAAGTTTGTTAAGATCATCGTAGTCAACAAAGGTGACCCAATCGAATTCGAGAAATTTGTCGATAGAGTTCAGGCACAAAAGATACACGAACTCAAGATTGCTGAGGACTTCCGTGAATTCCTTGGTGAGAACGTAGCGGACGGTGAGATCAATTTAGATGATACCGAAACGATTATGTTTGACTATATTGACAATGTAGTAACCGATCTAGACAAAGATAGAATTAAGAAAGACATTTCTAATCTTATGATCGAAGCACAAAATATGGAGATAGTCTAATGAATGGACGTAAGGCTAAACTGTTAAGACGAGCAGGTGTTGCTGACAAAAAGGGTAAGAGAATGTATAACAGTCTTACATCTCGTGAGAGACACCAACTTGAACTTGTCTTAAAAGAAATGATTAAGAATGGAGTTCAGTATGAGCAAGGGGAGCAACCCAAGACCGATACCAAATCGGAAACAGTTTGAAGAAAACTGGGATAAAATTTTTAAGAAGAAAGGAAAAACTTTTCTAAAAAAAGAAACTGGGGGCTTGACATTTTGGACTCACTACTGTATAGTAGAAAAGACTGAGATAGGTGTAGAGTCAGGGGCTCCGTGCAACTGGTGTGGTCTACACGAAGATCAAGTGAACGATTAATTTATGATATATTTTGAAAAACTGCGGTACAAGAATTTCTTGTCCACGGGGAACACTTTCAACGAAATAAACTTTGAAGAGTCCCCAACAACATTGGTCATTGGACAAAACGGTGCGGGTAAGTCAACTATGTTAGACGCTCTTGCGTTTGCATTATTTGGTAAACCACATCGTAAAATTTCTAAAGGACAACTTGTCAATAGTATCAATCAAAAGGGTACTATGGTAGAAGTTGAGTTTAGGATAGGTTCACAGAAGTATAAGATTGTCCGAGGCATCAAACCCAACAAGTTTGAAGTCTGGGTCAATGGAAATATGGTGAACCAAAATTCTCACGCAAAAGACTATCAGTCTATGTTAGAGAAAAACATCATCAAGTTGAACCACAAATCGTTTCATCAAATAGTGGTTCTAGGGTCTTCATCCTTCGTGCCCTTTATGCAACTTACCTCTCAGGCAAGGCGGGATGTGATTGAAGACCTACTTGATATCAATATGTTCAGTAAGATGAATAGTCTTCTGAAAGAGAAGATCGCTCTTACCAAAGAGTATATCACAAACAACGGTCACGAGATAGATTTAATAAATACTAAGATCAACGGACAAAAGCGTTTGATCTCTGAGTTAGTATCTGTTAATGCACAACAGCGTAGACAGAAAGAAAAGACCATTGAAGAACATACCGCACGAGCGGCTGCTATCGCAGAAACATCTGAAGAGTTGTCTGGAAATATTGACAGACTACTTCCCACAACCCAAAAAGATATAGAATCGAATCAGAAGAAAAGGGAGAAACTAGTTGACTACAGTCGAGACTTCAAAGGAAAACTCAAAGAGTACAAAAGACAAGCAAAGTTCTTTACCGATAACGAACACTGCCCCACGTGTGACCAGAGCGTGGAAGAGGCGCATCGCAAGGAAAAGATTGCAACAGCAGAGTCGAAGGCGTCAACAGTTTCGGAGGCGTTAAAAGACGTAGACGCTAAGATCAAAGATCAAGACGCCACCCTTGAGGTTCTAAAAGAACAGATAGAC